TATAGGCCAAGACCTGCACCGCACGTAGCCGTAAAGACACGCCTGTCCCGATACTACCACCACCGTGGTAAGGCACAAACTCTACGAACAGGTTAGCGGTACTGCCAGTGGTCAACTGGAATCCTGCTTCTAACTCGTTATTCTTAGCGTCAAAGTGCTTGGGTGCACGTGTAGCTTCTACACCATCAAAAGACCCTTTCAGGTTACACTTACCTACATACGTACCCTCTTCTTCATCTTTCTTAAAAGGCATAGGGACTTTTTCAGGCCAGTTATCCTTACGGGCCGTGTGGTAAGCAGCAGCCATTTTCCCCATCAGGGCTTTAGCAGTATCTGAATCCATCACGAAACTAGTTTCGTACTTCGCGTTATTCTCCAACGGGCCACATGGAATACTTTTGTTTTCCGTGTTATCAAACCTGTACGGCTTATCAAGACGTGGGTATAAAATGCCAACTTTCTTTATGAGGTAACTCATATTCTCTCCAATTTAATTTTTAATTGTAAAACCGTCAGTTACTGCGAATGGGGATTCACTTCTATCTTCTACCGCAGGGGTAACACTTAATGTTAACGCTTTAGTAGTATCCTCATGATCCATCATTCCCTTGACTGTCTCTAGCTCCTGCTCTTCTAAAGGCCGTACTGGTTTAAAGAAGAGTTTTGGTGTGTCGCTTTCGGCATCAAAATACATGTCTGTCACCAAAGCAACGAAAGGCGTTTCCCTCGCCTCAAGGTATCGTGCGTAGGCACGTAGGGGCATACCCCCCTTTACTGCATCCCCAAATATAGACGTGGGTGGTAGTTGTAGCTGATAAACTGTTTCCAGATCATCCTCTAAAACGAGAGCTAAACGCTGTACAAATCTACATGCACGTCCTGTCCCCCTCCCCGAACCCCTAATGTTTTGTGTGCAGTCTATACAACGCGCTGATTCCCGCTGATTTTCCGGTACATCTAACGCTGGTGTCTCAGTATTACTTGACCAGCAAGTAGGTTTAGCCACTTTCTCAGAGCTATACGCATCTTTGTAATAAATCCTCGACACAAAAGCTACGCCTACAATCACTACAGGTACATTGGTTAACCCTTCAGTAGGTAATCCCCTAAAGGTTTTTTCGCGGATACTAATCCTATTCATAGATCAGCATCTGAATCGGGGGCTACATCCCCCCACGTACCAATATTATCTTCGGTTAAGACTCTAACCTCTGAGATTCTATCCTCCCCGTCATATGCCCCGAGGGATGACAGTTTTTCGATAGTGTCAGGATTACTAGTAGTCACCGCAGTCACACTCCACGGCCCCTCTCCACCCTCATCTGCTAACAACGCAGCTTCCACTGCCGCAAGGTTAAACCTATACGTCTGCTGTATGTGCACATAAGTATCTTTGGGGATTTTGCCTTGGCCTACCCAAGTACGGATTAACCTCTCCGATACCTTGAAGTGGTCAGCTACTCCTTTGACGTTAACGAATTCGGTCATGGTTATTTCTTCCTTACTGATATTGTATACGTAGAGTTAGAGTTAAGTCCTTTAGGTAGTAGGTCAGGATTCTCCTCTAGGAACTCTCTCATGTGTTTTTGGTTAAGCCGCTTGTCCAGTAACGAAGGCTCCTGATGCTCAAGAATAAACTCATGCATCTTTTCCCAATCGCTAGTCCAGTAAGTCTGTTTAACCGTGCGGTAAAACAAGCCTTCCGAAGTTCTAACACTGTCAACACCATGCTCTTTGCAGTGGCCTAGCAGTGCTGCTTTAACCGTATCAAGTTGCTCTACGAGTACCGCATCCTCTGCTTCATAGGCTTTCTTAATCTCAGAGCGACGATCCCGTATCTTCACGTACGTCTTCACTAATTTATCTAGAGACACATCTGGTAGCGGTATGCTGGTAGCAGTGTTACTCATTCCCATCTCCTTCACTTATCGAATGACAGACTATAATGGATTGTATTCGACTACGCAAGTATATCGTTGTATAAATCTATCATCTTTGTATGTATGTTGATTTTGTTGTCTAACATAGCGTAAACACGTTTTTCTATGGCCGATCCTTGCAACTGTACCACGGTGCACTTGTGATCTTGTCCTGACCTGTGTACACGTGCGTTAGCCTGTGCATAAGTTTCTAGTGAGTTAGTCGGCCCCCACCAGACCACCGTGTTAGCCGCAGTCAATGTCACCCCATGTGCAGCGGCCTGTGGCTGAATAACTAACACCCTAGGGTTATCAGTTCTCTGGAATCGGCTGAATATTTCTGTCCTCTTATGCGCGGGTACGTCCCCACGTATTACCTCAGTAGTTATCCCTTCCCCTTCTAGCTTATCTACAAGGATGTCAATAACGTGTTTGAAGGGTACAAATATCAACACCTTCTTACTAGACTCATCAATCACTTCCCGCAGTACGTTGTATCGGTGCGAGATATCAAACTCTAACGTGTCTCCAGTATCGGTATAGACTGCACCACACGAAATCTGCAATAGCTTATTCATAGCAACGGCAGCATTAGCTGCGCTGACTTGCTCTCCACCTGCGTCCATCACTAGCTTATCTCTTAACAGCTTATAGTATTTGTTCTGCTGTCTAGTTAAGGCTACTTCGCGTTTGACGTAGACCATAGGAGGGAGGTCTAGGCACTCATCCTTGGTGTATCTGATGGCAGGTTGCAGCACTTGGTATACGGTTTCGGTTGCGTCTGGTTTAGGAACCCACCTAAAGTTAGTTACTTTAGCCATCACACGATCCCTAAACGCCCCCGCAAACCTAGGTACAGCGGCTGGGTTAACCAATCTCGCTAACCCGAAAGCGTCTACAGGGCTTTGCGCGGCAGGGGTTCCGGTCATCATCCATAACCACGGCTCTGAGTTCATCAGCCGTTTAAGCGTCTTCCACCGTTTAGTCTGTGCATTCTTGTAGTGCGTTGCCTCATCTATGATGATCAGGTCAAAGCCCCCTTTCTGTATAACTTCTTCTACTATGTTCACCCCATCATAGTTAATCACTACATACTCAGCGTCACTCTCTATGACTTCGGTTCGTTTCTTCTTGGAGCCATAGGCCACACCTACCCTACGGTGCATAGCAAAGGTAAACAGGTCATTACGCCAAGCCGAATCCATAATAGATAGAGGGCATATCACAAGGACTCTGTGTATAACCCCCACGTTCATTAGGTAATCCGATGCCCAGATAGCACTCGCAGTTTTACCTGTACCCTGCTCATTGAAGCAGAAGGCACGTTTGTGCATGGTAAGGAATGAAGCGGTAGTTTTCTGGTGGTCGAACGGGGCGTACTTACCCGTCCATGTATACTTACCCTCAATGGGGGATGGGACTTTTATATTGAGGTTCTTCAAGACATGGGCTTCATCAATGCCCCACTTAACGATGACTTGGTTGTTAGGTAATTCTTGGCTTTTTGGTATAACTGTTGTTACTTTTGCTGGGTGCCGCAGTCGTAGCAACACCGCCTTGTTATCAACGATTTCCATTCCTTCTCTCTCTTTTTAGTTCGCAACGTATAAACGTGTTAGCCCTGCTTCGTCCACAGATAGGGCTAGGTCTGCTTATATGTCCTCTCACTCTTCCAAAATATGCTCAATGAAAACCACTAGGGAAAATCGAACATACCCAATGAGAAACTAGACTAACCCAATTTTATTTAGAGATGCATCAGGCTAGGCATCGTACTACGGAGTTACTTCTTTCGATACATCGACTCTACTTTCCCAATTGCCGACAACGTATAGGCTAGGTTTAGCGCAGCTTGTGTGAAGCGTAAATCATCTTCTGAGTTGGTATTGTTTGTAGTCTTGTTTACCAAAAGTGCTATTGCCTCTTCTATGTCTTCATATAACATTAGGTTTTACCTCTAACGTGTTGGCTTTTAAATAGGGGCCAACTCACCCATCATTAGTCACTTCTTTTTCTTATGCTTTTCTAAATTTACTCATAGGTATGTACGTACATTCTTCGACATCCCGTGTGTCTCCTCGATCATAACGCCCACCTAAACCACGTTTAAAATCTTCAACAAGTTTGGTAATAAAAACACCGTCAGTAAATTTAACGACTAGCAGGGGGATAAGTTTCTGTTCCTTTGCCATAGCTATAATACTGTCA